GCTTGTATATTAAAATGAATAAAACGAAAAGGTTCGTATCCATTATCTACACTATACATATGAGGTAAATAAGAATTAAAAAAGATTAAACGCCCTGGTTTAACATTGTAATTAACTTGATAAGACGCTGACGTTATTTGAGCAGGATCTTTTTGAGGTAATAAATTCATCATTTGGCCTGGTCGAGGATCTTCAAAGACAGGTCTTGAAGTTTGGGGGCCGGCTTTTAAAAAATAAAACCCAGAGATATGCCCATTCCAGTGTGTATGAAGGGTATGATGTCCTCCTCCATCTTTAGAAAATTCTTGAACCCAGAGTTCTGTAATGTAAATAGTATGATTAGATAAGTCAAATCCTTGTCCATCCAGTAGATTCCATGCCGTTGCTCCAATATAATCTTGTAGTACTTTAAATTGAGGATCATTAATCAACGTAGTTGAATGATGCACCCAGGGGTGTTCTCCCTTGTTACCATATTTTTTATTTCTTTTTTTAATGTCATCTAGATTATTTAAACGAGCTTGTTTGATGTAAGCGTCAGAAGCTATATTCAATGGTTTAATCCATTCAGGTTTATCGGTCCAATAAACAGGAGAAGAAAAATAGTGTTCTGTAGTAAGAGGTTCAGGTTTACCTCCTTCTGATTCTTTACAAAGTTGTTTTAATGATTTTTTAGTTTTCTTTTTCATTTAAAAGGCGTTCCCAAATTCCATATCACTAAACTATATCTTGATCCTTTTTTCACAGGACATACTCTATGCCATACGAAAGAAGGAAAAACTACCAGAGATCCTTTAGGTCTAATTTCTTTACATATCATAGTATTTCTTTTTTTATCTGGATCCTTATTTCTTAAATCAAATTCCAGTTCTCCTCCTTTATAATCTTTTTCATCAGATAAAGAAAGGGTAACGGACAATTTTCTTATTTTCCCATGACTTGGGGTATTAGGTTGATTGTAGGGTATTTCCCAACTATCACAATGCCAATCATAGTATTGACCTTTATCATATTTAGTAAATTGACATGACTCTGACCAATCCCAGGTAAAGTTCCAGCCTGCGTTAACATTAGCTTGACGAATAAAAGGATGTAGTTCTTTATATACCCAGTTTTCTGATATCCAAACTATATTAGAATCTCTTTTCTTTTTTAGATCTTTAATTGCTTTCGGACTCATTTTTTTAGGATCACCATATCCACCGGTCACAGCCATTTGTTCTTTAATCTGTAATCCATATTTAACAATCTTATCACAGATATGATCGGGGACTGCTTTTGGATAATACCAATAATAATTTGCTAAGTTCATCTTTCTCTTTCTTTATACCATATTGACCATTTAAGTCAATTTGATCTATATCAATTATGAAATGGTTAATGTATTAGATCCCGACACTGTAAATTTAGCGACATAACATCCGCCAGGAGTTGTTGTCACTGTATTACTTCCTGGACTGACTGCCATAGGGAATGAACTTGGAGTTCTAAATATAACAATTCCAGAACCACCTGCTTTTCCTGCTCGTGGATCACCACCGCCTCCACCAGCCCCACCGCCGGTATTAACCGTTCCATCAACGCCACAAATGCCACCTAGAGGAGAATTTGGAGTAGTACCTGAATTTCCACCACCACCATTTCCACCGACGCCACCCGGATTACCACTGGCCCCAGTTCCACCACCGCCTCCGCCTGCGTAAAACACAGGAGAGCCTGTTATTGAATTTTCTAAACCTACACCACCTGCGCCCCCTTGACCTGGAGTTGCAGTGGTACCAACGGCACCCGCACCTCCACCACCACCTGAAGCAAAAACAGGACCTGGACCGTCTAAACCTTGACCTCCATTATTTCCTTGAGGACCTCCAGCAGGTGCTCCAATAGGGGGTGTGTTTCCACATCCACCTGGTTGAGAACCATTTGAACTTCCTCCTCCGCCTGAACCACCATTTCCTCCAACACGCGCGGCCGGACCAACACCTGCGCCACCGCCGCCTCCAGCTGCAGTAACCGTTGAAATAGTTGGACCTGCAATAGATGAATCGGTTCCAGTTACTCCTCTAGGAGCAGGAGCAGGAGCAGGTGAAGTAGGGCCACCGGCCCCACCAGCTCCTACCGTTACTGTAAAAGTATAAGGTGTAGACCAATTGCTTAATGGAATAAGAGCAGGAGAAGCAGTTGGATTACAATACGTATTAATGTAACCACCAGCTCCACCTCCACCTCCTTGGTGACCACAAGTACCATTTTGAGAGGAGCCTGAACCTCCGCCTCCACCTACTAATAACCAAGACATGTTGGCTGTAGTTTCCGGCTTTGGCCATGATCCTTGAACTCTTTTTGAATATTGTGCTTGTTGAGGCCATATGCCTGATGCGTAATTTAATTCTTTTGTAACTAAAATTCCTGGGCCACCATTACCGGCTGCATAGCAAGCGCCCGACGTTTGAGGGGCACCTCCGCCACCACCACCTGTATTATCAGTTCCCGGTAGGGCTTGATTTCCTGTAGGACCAGAATTTTGACCGCCTCGTCCGCCACCACCAGGGCCTCCGGCTCCGCCTGGATCTCCACCTCCGGCACCACCACCTCCACCCGCATAAAGGACTGGACTGCCTGAAATACATGTTGCTAAACCATTACCACCAGCACCACCTGTTGTGGGAGGACCAGAAGATCCTGCACTACCCGCACCACCAGCACCACCACCGCCTCCTCCTGATTCAGGTTGAGTACCGCCGGCTCCTCCATCATTTCCTTGTGGGGCTCCATAAGCTGAACAAGCTGGAGGATCATTACCGGGTCCTCCTGCATCATTAAAATCTCCACCGCCGCCTGATCCACCAGGACCACCGACTCCAGGATTTCTTCCGCCTAAACCACCACCCGTTGCGGTTGCACCAAAAGCTACACTATCATTTCCTTTAACACCATTGCAAGAAGTTGGACTGCATCGTCCAGCGCCACCACCACCTATCGTGATTGGATAACCCGTAGCAGCACATACATCAATATGAGAAGTCCAGTTATCGGACTCAAGCATTCCTCCGCCACCTCCACCACCAGCAGAATCTTTTCCTCCACCACCGCCACCAGCAACTAAAACCATTTTTAGTCTAGTAGTTCCCGGTTGTGTTGTGAATGTTCCTGTGGCTAGAGTTGAAGTAACTTTATTTTTTCCGAAAGAAGTCTTATTGACTTTTCCGATAACACCACCTTGTGAACGACCTGATTTGGCCATTTGAGTCTCCTTATGCGGACACCCAAGTCAAGCCTGATGCGTCCCAGTTCCAATTAGTTTCGTCGGATGATTTTACCCCAGTCCATCTTTGATTAGCTTCATCCCAACTAATGTGATAATTTTGATCATGTTCTGCAGAAGCATTTCTTGGATGTGCTACTGGAGCTTCCCAATCATCATTTCCATCCAATGACCATGAAGCATAGGGTTGAGGACTTAAAAATTTGTTTTTAGCGCTGTCGTATACATCTCCTATACCAGCGTATTTTTTTCTAAAATTATGATTATAAGAAGTTTGTTTCCAATTTCCACCACCAAAAAATGTAGAACACCAGTTTTCTCCACTTGCGTGTTCATCACTTTCAACGTGAGCATTGTCTACTACAACAACTCTTTTTACAATTAAATGTGTATCAGCAGTATGTCCTGTTGGATCTACTTTTGATTCTAATTCTGCAAAATGTGCCATTTTTTTTAATCTCCTATTCTGTTTATATTAAAAATTTATACATTTGTAAACTATAAAGTCAAGGTCCCTGATACCGTAAAAGTAGCCACAGTGCAAGATCCTGTTGTACTTACTGTATTAGTACCTGGGGCTACTGCAAAAGCCGATGGTTTACATGCTGTTGGTAATCTTAATATAACAATCCCAGAACCTCCAGCACCACCACAACTGCCAGCTCCAGGTCCATCTCCGTAGCCTCCACCACCGCCACCACCTGTATTAACGGTTCCTGCGGTTCCACCTGAAGTAGGAGCAGAAGGACCTCCTCCGCCGCCACCTCCGGCTCCGCCTGCACCAGCAGTAGAACCATTTTCATTTCCTCCAGCTCCGCCACCACCACCTCTTTGAACAGGGGATCCTGTAATACAACTTGTTAATCCTGCTCCACCATCGAGTCCACTCGTAGAGGGATAACCTAGACCTACTGCTCCAGCGCCTCCACCACCTGCAGATGCATAAGGAGATCCTGCTGGATGTCCATCTCCTCCAGGATAACCTTGTGTTCCGGCCGATCCTGTTACTCCCGGCGAGCCATGAGCTTGTCCTGCAATACGTCTGTCTGCACAAGGACTATAAGATGCGCCACCACCAGAACCTCCGGCTTGAGCGCGATTTAGTGGTGACCACTCTGGGGAGGGCATTTCCGCACCCCCTGCACCACCACCTAGAGCAGTTAAAATTCCAATTGTAGAAGCAGATCCATCATTTCCTAGTCTTGAAGGGGCAGGACCAGGTTTTGCATCCCCTCCATCACCACCACTTCCTACTGTGACGTTATAAGATGATCCTTCCCATAAAGTTGTTGCTGATACAGGAGGAGTAGAATAAGAAGTAATATAACCACCGGCACCACCTCCACCACCATAGGAGCTTCCGCCACCACCTCCACCACCGACGAGTAAATAATCTAAAGTTACAGCTGTACCCCCTGGATTAGCTGTTAAAAAACCACCCGTACTATTAAATAAATGTTGAGTTTTGCAACCTGGGACAGAAGAAACTGTTCCTCCAGAAGCTGCTTGAGCACCAGGATATTGAATAATAACAACACCTGAACCTCCAGCTCCACCTTTTTTAGAACAATTACATGGATTGGGATTACCTCCGCCTCCACCACCACCGCCACCAGTGTTAGCTGTTCCTGGGAATCCTACTGTTTTAGATAAAGGTACTGGTTGAGGAGAAGGATCGGATCCTGAAACTCCTGCACCACCACCCCCGGGGCCTCCAGCCCCTCCGTAAGTTGGAAAACTTGGTGAGCAACGCGCTACGGGATCTGGATATCCTCCTCGACCTCCGCCACCGCCTGCTCTTAATGTTGCATCTCCTGGCCATGCGCTAGAACCTGCACCGCCATCTCCACCTGGACCTGTAACTCCTGGACCTTGATCGGGAAGATCAGGAGCTGCCGCACCGGCACCTCCGCCACCACCAAAACCAGCATTATCGGCTGGGGTTCCTCGTCCCCCTGGATTTCCTTGAGACATCAATTTGGCCGGGTTATTTCCACACCCAGCAAAAACTGGACCTGGAGCAGGTCCCATATGACCTCCGCTTCCAGAAGCTCCATCTTTTCCTGTGCATCCTGGAGAGCCATTTGTAATTCCTTGCGCTCCTCCACTACTACATATTGTATGAATACCTACACCACTAAAACTTGATGTACCGCCATCGGTACTCAGAATATCTCCAGAAGGAGCAAATATTCCTCCTACTCCTCCACTTCCGATTACTGCTGAATAAGTAGTACAAGCCGTTAATTTTAAATCTGTATTATATTGATAGCCACCCGCACCTGCACCCGAAGCAAATCCTCCGCCGCCTCCACCGATAACTAATACGTTAACTGGGAATCCTCGAGTTGTAGGAAATGACCATTTATTTTGTAAGGCTGCATCATATTGATCTTCCATACTCCACATGCCTGAAACTTTACATACTGTGCCAGCCGCTTTTTCTTTAACGACCACCATGCCTGAACCACCATTAGCACCCCATTGATTACCAGGGCCATAACCACCTCCGCCGCCTCCACCACCGCGACCGCCTCCGCCTACACCAATAGGTGCAGTTGGGGGTTCTGAAGGAGGATTAGGAGAAGAATAAGGTGCGCCACCCACACCACCTGTTCCACCACCACCTGAACCACCAGCTCCGCCTGGAATTGAAAAAGGAGGTCCACCGCCAGGGTTTTGAACTCCTCCGCCGCCACCACCTCCAACGTTTCCGTCGAAAGTTCCATCGGCACCACCATAACTTGTAATATCTATTGTTGAAGTAATTGGACCACCAGCTCCGCCAACACCCGTTAAACTTGGTGAAGAACATCCACCTACCGCTGTCCAACCTCCACCACCAGCTGCTCGTGTGGGACCACTGGATCCACAATTTCCTCCGCCATCAAAACCTTGCGCAGGACTTGTAGGAGGAGTATTTCCTGATCCTCCAGTTCCGGGAGCACCATTACCAGCGTTTCCGCCCCCTGATCCTCCTGGACCACCAGCTCCAGATTGACATCCACCAAGGCCACCACCTTCGGCTTCGATTGTACTTGATAAAGCTATACTTGAATCACCACCTTTTGTCGAAGGGCCAGAAGGATAAGGACCACCTGTTCCCCCTGCACCAACTACAATTGCGTAGTCAGTTGAAGCAGAGACCGATTGACAGGTTAAGGCTCTAACTCCACCAGCTCCGCCACCACCACCAACACCGCCAGCTCCACCTCCGCCACCACCAGCAACTACAACAACATCAACATTTGCTGTACATGCGTCTGTCGTAAGTGTTCCCGATGTCGAGAAGACTGAAACTTTGGGTGTGATTATTTTACCGACTGGGTTGTTAGGTCCGATAATTCCGCCATTAGCCATGGTTTAGATTACCTCCTATGCGTCGTCTAGTACTTCATACGATATGAATAGATCGAGATCTGATGCAGCGCTAGCTCCACCTTTTAAAACGTCCAGTTCTCTTAAATAAATTGGTGTATCTGATACCACCAAAGATGAATCAGCTGGAACGGAAATTGTTTTAGCTAGATAAACATCTGCTGCTCCACCAGCAACTGTACCACCAGCTGAAGTTTGAACATTTGTATCCACATATAGAGTTAAATCTGCAGCCGCCGAACCATCGACGTTTGCACATACAATTCTGTTAATTTTAATTAATTTATCTGTAGCCACCGTGAATAAAGCTGTAGTTACAGTGTTAGTTAAATTCCAGCCAACGGATTCACCGTTAATCGTTGTTACTGATACTATATTTGGATTTGCCATATTTTAATTCCTTTGTTTGTTTTTACCCGAAAATCATTGCCATTGCAATAGCTTTTCCTGTTGAAATTCCAGCACTTCCCCAGTCCGCTGACCCTGAACCATCTGTAACTAAAGCTTGGCCATTAGTCCCATCTGCTGCAGGAAATGTATATGCGGGTTGAGCAGCTGCTGTTCCTGCTGACCCTCTCGTACTAACGAATCCCGCCGTACGAATATCTGTTCCATCTTTATAACACCATGTATTACCATATTTAGGAATAGTTATTCCTGTTTGGCCCGTAACTTTAAAAGTTATGGTATCAGAACCTGTTCGTGTAGTTCCATCAATAATTAAGAAAGGTTTAAGAATATCCGCTGCTCCACCAGGAGAAGATCCCGACCCTGCTTGATCAGCAATATCTAGTACTCTATTAGAACCACCAGTGGTTCCTGTAAGTTTAATAATCGTAGCTCTACCATCATAAGTTCCACTAGAATTATCAGGGATCGTTAAAGTTCTATCAGTCGTCATTGCGACTTCGATATACTTAAACATATCTCTAATGAAATTTAAATTGGTATTAGTATTATCTCCCCATGTACCGGCATTTTCACCAGTAGTCATTAGGTTAAATCCAAATGCGTTATAATTTGATGCCATAATTCTCCTACGCTGCGGTTTTATCTACTTCGGTATAAGTTATGCTTGTACCCTTAGATACCTCACTATAAGTTACACTTGATCCCTTGTCAACCGGTGAATACGCGAATGCAGTAGCATTTGCAGAGGCCGTTAACCCGAGACCTGAAGGATAAACCACGGCTGTTGCAACGATACTTACACTACCTATGCTTGATGTCAACCCTAATCCTGCTACTGGATAGCCGGATTCTTGACGAATAGTTCCTAAAGAACTGCTTAAACCAAAGCCGGTTAAATCAATAGTGATATCAGTAAAGGCAGTTTCATCTCCTAAAGAAGCCGTTAAACCGAATCCTGTGAGATTAATAGTGGCTGGTCCAATAACATAAGTAGTTCCAACCGTGGTAGTTAAAGATTGACCAGTTACCGATTCAACAACACTTTCTTCAATACTTAATGTTCCTAAAGAAACAGTTGCTGAAACTCCTGTCGGTGTAACGGCATAGGTTCCCGCTAAAGATCCTACAGAAGCAGTCATGCTCACTCCCGTGACTAATTCATGAATAGCATCAGCTGAAATTCCTACTGCACCTACAGAAGCTGTTGCACTGACTCCTGATGGAAGAGTGGAATAAGCATCACCCCAAGCTAAATTACCCCATGTCTTTCTTCCCCAACCAACTTCAATATCATCTTCAACTACTACACTTCCCGATGTAGAAGTTAATCCTAAACCACCAATTTCAATAGTTGTTGTGAGAGTATAAGTACCCCAGTCATAAGATCCCCAGGTTAAACGTCCCCACCCTTCATTATTAAATTCTTCTGTATCTCCTACTGATGCAGTAAGAGCTATGCCTGTGACTTCAAATGTTGGAGTAGCGTTTTGACCCCATTGGTTTTGACCCCATGTGGTTCCGGTCTGGTTCCAAGTATTTATAGCCATCGGAGCTTACCTCCTTACGCTATTCTTAGAATCGCCTGCGTACTTGTAGCTGCTGGGAATTGAATGGTAAATGTTCCAGCTGTTGCGGTTTTATCTCCACCGAAATCTAAAACACATACCGCTTTATCTGAGGAAGAAGTATTATAAATTAAAGCTCCTCTAGCTGTAATAGTTGCAGTCTGCCAAGATACATTAGCAAAATCAACACATGCTGTGTCAGTTTCTAAAGTTACCAACTGACCCGCTACTGCTAATTTTTTTCCACCCGCTGTATAATTAGTTCCAGAAGTTTCTCCAGCTGTTAAATAATCTGTTGTAGATTTGCCAAGAGTCGCTGTACTGATGTACATTGCAATTTTAAAAACATCTGTACTGACCCCAAAGTCGTGTTCGCCTTCTAAGATCTGTGTTTTAAATGAGTTACACACTGCACTTGTTGTTATAGCCATAAATCTCCTATTTAGTTAAACCCGAATCAGTCGTTGAAGGAGTATTAAGAGGGATACGAATTGTACCACTTGTGTAATCTCCTCTTCTTCGTCTTCCAATTTGTTCAAGACCGAATTTATCTATCTCCTGTTTATATCGGTTTTCATAATATGTCAACATATCCATTGGTCCTTTTAGATATCCAAAAGCCTCTACGAGAGAAGCATAAAGAAGGCCATTTCCGAACCTTTGACTAATATAAGTCGTCGTATTTCCTGAACTTAAGCCTGTAGGCATTTTTAAAAATTCCACTTCAATGGTATAAGCCGCATCGGGAGAAGGTCCTATTTTATAATATCCTGAACCCGAGCCATCTCCTCCATCATAATTAGCCCAATACAGAGGTTTTCCAGTATTACTAGTTTCATCCTGGGTATATTCATCTAACATGGTTTGATCTACTTTTTGTAGATACCACATGTTGTTAGAACTATCGGTCATTTTAATAGCTCTAATAATTAAACATCCTGAAGGAGCATTATAAGTTCCTTGGCCAGTGTTGGTTGTAGCTTTAAAATAAAATCTATTAGCATCAATATTAACATCTCTGAAGATTCTTTCTTCAGCATTAGCGATTAATTGATCAGTAATCGTGGAACTTAAAACCGAAGTATCAGTTTCACTAAAATTTAAAATTGCGGTAGTTAATGTTGCGTATGTAAATTGTGCCATTATGCTTGTAATGTGACTGGTCCTATTGAGATCGAGCCACCTCCTCCACGAGTATTACCTGTTGTAGCAGTTCCAGAGCTAACTGTAAACTGATAATAGTTGTAAGTTTCATTGTATTTAGTTCCATACTGAGAAATAACATGTCCCGCAGCTCTACAAATTTCTGATCCTTTTATTCCATCCAAGTCTTGGCAATCAGCATATTGAGCAACCGGATTGGTAGTCGTTCCTGTTCCTGGAGCTACCATAGTAGATCCATAAAAACGATAGGTATTTCCCAAAGTGCGTGTGTGGCCAGGTTCATAAACTCTCACAACAGAAGTTCCAGCCGTTGTAGTAAAAAAAGGGTTACCCCCTAATAAGGTACAGGTAGCAAATTCAGTTCGTGCTGTTCGAGGATGTTGTAAAGCTTGAGGATCTCCCCCCGTTACCTTTAATTCTAATTGAGGAGACTTAGGTTCATATTCAGAAATATGCACCCATGCCCCATTCCATTCTCTTACCATTTCAGGATAAGGAAATGCTTGACCGCTTCTATCCGAAATCGCCAACGAATATTTACCTTGAGAAAATCGTGCTGTCATTAACTCACCGATGGATAATAAGTTTGAGGAGTCACAAAAGCACTTGCTGCAGAACCATCTTCTGCGAGAGCTCTTGCTAATTCATCTTCATAATATAATTTTAATTCTTGTGTCTTAGCTGGATTAATTTTTTGACTTAAATAAAAAGCTAGACCTGATACTAAACATGGAAAAAATCTAAAAGGAACATCAGTTGTAAAACCATAGGCTCCATCTTTAGCTTGAGGATTAGGATGAGCTATTCCTGCATCTTGAATTCTTTTAATATAATAAATGTTTAAATATTTTCCTGCCTGAGAACTTCCTGGCGTTACATATAATGTAACTCTCGTTTTATCTATAAATCTTTGTACCCAAAATTGACTAGGAACTCCTTCGCTATTTTTATTAGCTAAAGCTCCATAAGTTGCTCTGTCAATTTTAGTTAGACTAATATCATTTTGACTGGTACCTGTCCCACTTCTATAAGCCGCTAATAGAACATCAGTAGCATTATAAATAAAAGTAGAAGAAGCGTCTGAACGTGCGGGATTTGTAGTACTGGAATCTCTTACCGTGTTATCCCAATAAATATCATAATTAGCTTGTCCATCATTAATGTAGATGGAAGCATTAGCTACTTCCCAAAAATGAATTCCTCTATTACCCCATTCTGATAATAAAATATTAAGAGAAAAAAGAGCAGTCTTTAAGCTCAACCCAGATGTCAATTGTACATTGCATCTTTCATAAGCATCTTCAATGCATTGAGAAACCGATGGGTTAAATGCGAGTGTATCTGAAGTCGCCATTTATCCCCCTATGCGTAGTAGAATGTTACGTCCGCAATAGTTGTTAAACTAACCGTTGGTTTAGTACGACAATATATACCTGTTCCGGGTAAGGTAACATTATATACCATTGGACTGGAAGAACCGTTTGGTGTTCCCCATACTCCTACAGAACTACTATTGTCTTCCAAATCAATTGTACCAGCTCCTGCTGTACAATTTGCAGAAAAACCTAAAATTCTTGCAGGTCCTCCAAAAATTTCAGTATTAGCTACTGTACTTGTTATTCGTTTAGCTTTTATATCTACTGGATATGTACTCATAATTTATCTCCTATTCTGCGAGCTCCCGAAGGAGCTCACAAAGTTTATTTATTAGCTCAGGTTTCTATTTTGAAGGTATTGAACCACCAAAACACCAGTGCCCGCACCTGTGGCAGCAGAATCAACATAAAGAGTAACGTCGGATGTACCCACGTCTTTCCAATTTGCTTCTGTTCCCGTATAGGCTGCAGTTACTCGGTGATTTCCAACAACCGTAGCTGGTAGACCATCACAATACAGATCCGTATCTGTAGAGATACCAACATCAATTGTGTTAGTTCCTCCATTCCAAGCAGTTTGTATCAAAACATACATATTTATGATTTGACTGTTTGCTGGAATAATTATCCCCGTATCAGATGCAGTTGTATTTTCAGTAATAGCTGCTGATTGAGCAGCGACTAAAAAACCAACATTAGCTGATGATCCTTCTCTAACTGTTCCGGATTTTACTGGTCCGGAAAATGTAGTTGTACCCATAATTATAATCCTCCTAGTTTGTGAATCTAGTCTCTAGGCCGTCGAGTATACTCGTCTAGATTCTATTAAATAATTGTATACTAATTTAGATATAGCTCACTTTTGTATAGAGCGCAAGAGATTATGTAGCTTGGATTGAATTCCAGAATGTAGCGTTTTATTTAAGTGGCTACTGACACTTCAGGCCTTGAGCTAGCGATCTTAATTTTAAGATCTTCTAATCGAGCTTCTTCTAATTTGATCTGCGTAATAATTTCTTTAATCGCATGATCAATCTTAGTCATTTGGAGAGTATATCTACCCTCATTAAGATGCTCCTGCTCCCAACTTAACTCCAAGGACTTCTTTTGTTTGTATAGGTCCTCGATCATGATTAACCTCCTCATAGGTAATCCATTTACCAGTCTTACTAGTAAATCCATCAGATTCAAACTTTACCTCATTTTTTCCTAGTTTGTCAAGGATTGAATTCTCAATACTTTGAGGATCGTCATTAGCATCAACTTTAAAGTCGGCATAATAACCATTGTAGCGTATTTGAATTCTGAAGTTTTTCATTGGTAATTTCTATCTTTATAGTCGAAATGAGGCGATTTTAAGGCCGCCTCATTTCTAATTTATTGATTACGCTCCTGGTGAGCCGTAAATACCTCTCCAGTCGGATACGCCAAATGCGTATCTTTCTCTAGCTTTGTATCTTACGTTACCAGTATCAAAGTCACCTTCCATTGAAGTTTTCAATGGTGCTCTATCGAAATGTTTCATTCCGTTAGGAACATCAGTGATAATGAAGAAAGCATCGTTGTCGTTTAGATAATGGTTAACAACATAACCTTCAGGGATTGAACCCATGTGGTTGATTGCGTTAATGTCATTATCTGCAGTACCTACTCTGCCTTTAGACTTCATCAGTCTTTCAGCAGTGAAAATAAGGTCAGAAGGTATTACTAATCTTCTTGCCTTAGCTGCAACTTTTAAACCTCTTTCATCTTTAGTTGCTGCAATGTTAATCAACATTGATTCTAAAGAAGTTTCGTTTAAATCTGCAGAAGTACTTAGTTCGTTTGCTTGGTCACCTGACAAAGTTGGGTGGTCAGTTGTCAAAAGACATTTTCCATCACCATAGAAAGGTCCGTTAGATGTATCAAAACCATTGTTTAATACATTTGCACCTTTCGTATTTTTTGTTGATGCCATTGAACGAGCTAGGGCTTTTGTATAACGAGAAGCAAGTCTGTCGTAGAGGTTATCTTCGATAGCTTCTTCTGTTATTGCGAAAGCCAATGCAATTGTCTCCATTGTATATCTTGCAGTGTAAGTTTCCTGAGCTGTGTCGAAGCTTACGCCTTGACCTTCAGGTTTAACTGCTGCGTCACCGAATCCTGATAACATTACTTCCTCTTCGAAAGCTCTGTCTGAAGACTCAGTTACAAAGATATCTTTGGTTTCGTCTGCGTATTGTTTATACTCCAACCCGAACAAGGCATTTAAACCTGGCTCGAGCTCTTTTACTAGCTGCTGTCGTGATATTGCCATAGTTTATCTCCTTATAGTGCGTTGTCGTAATAAACGTGCTCATTGAATTTTACAACCCAATTAGCATTATTTTCACCCGTTCCTAGATCACTGTTTGATGGATCTTCAGAAACTCTAATTAAAGCCATTTGTCCTGTACCATTGTACGAAGTTGCTCCAATTTCTTCTTTAGATCTACCATTAATAGTAGAGCCAGCTGTGTAAAGCATGTCAACAGATCTGCCAACACAACTTTGCACTAATCTACCTGAAGTTTGCACTTCAAATAAATCATCCGGGTTATCATACACAAACGCTGTCGCGCCAGCCGAAGGACTCGTTACTGCGACGTCCCCTGGCCAGTAGTTTTTGAACGTTGGTTTAGACGTTGTTGGATCTTCATAGAAACAACCGTTGAAAATACCTAAGTTACGTGTTGAAGTTGTAGCTGCTGCTTGACCGATAAATCCAGCGGCGATTGCTCTGCCACCTTCATCAGTTCCAGCACCCATTTCAACAATGTCACCTGCATAAATTGCAGATGTGTAACCGCTTGCGATTACATACTTAGATGTACCTTCATTAGTTGGTCTACTACCTAATCCGCCGACTTGTCTAAAGCCAAACGCTGCGTCTTGGTTTGCCATATTATTACTCCTAATGTGAATACGTTAATATTCACGGTTAATTAAAATCGATGATAGGGAATTGGTTGTTATCCCGAGAAAGATTACTCTTTCTTTGTACCACCGAATGTTACGCGAGACTGCCTATCCTGTTGGATCGGCATACTCTTATGTTGTTCCCTTTTTAAATCGTGCTCTAAAGCTTCGTTTGATTCACGTGTCTGATTTCTAAAATAGTCAGTTCGTGATTCAGCGATTTCTTCAGGTATCCTTGCCAACACAAGGCCTCCTACTCCGATCATTCCCTTATACTGCCCCGTGTCGATTACAGGATATTCAGATCCAGGATATTCATCGGCTCGGACTAATTCCCAGCCAGATCTAAGTTTACCTTGAACGTTCTTGGTATCCTCAAATCCCAATGATGAAATTCTGATCCATCTATGCCTGAACCCTTTAGGGGGTTTGGGTGCATCTAAAGCAGATGGAGGAGTCCATACTTTTGGTCTTTCAGTTTTAGACCTAGTTTGACTCGCACGAGAAGTTTTTTTATCGTTTTCCATATTATGCTCCTTCCGTGTTTAATAATTGTTTCGCATATTCTTCGAGTGGCACGCCTAATTTTTTGGCTATTTGAACCTGTGATGACGTGAGTCTCACATTTTTGCGACCAGGTTTAACGCCTCGTTTCACCGAAGCAACCGACTGAACGGGTTTGGTCGTATTTGATACCTTTCTATCAAATTTATGAGGAAAGTCAACTTTTATTCTTTTGTCGATCTCTGCATAGTATTCATCTGATTTAGGATCAAAACCTTCTTTTTCCACGAGGTCTTTATGAATTTCGAACGCTGTGAAGGTCATGGCTCTATCTTTTCCGAACCATGCATTCTTAGACGCCCAATCTTCGGCCTTTTCGTCAACTTGAGGAAGACTTGGAGTAGCTCCAGGTGCTTTCTCATATGCGGGAGTTTTAGGCTCCTGTTCATAGTGTTCTCTTTTTAACTTTTGAGATTCAATACTTTTAGCATCCCCTGTTAAAGCACTTAATTCTGCTTGGGCTTCAACTTGTTTTGCTGTATCTCCAGACTCAATAGCAGTTGCTAATTTTCCTTTAACAGCTTCTAATTGGCTTTTGACTCTTTCTTCTGAATCTTTAAGATAAGTGGAATCTAGTTTTGCATATCTAGTTTCCCATTGTTTTCTTTTATGCTCAATACTTTTAGCATATTCAACTGCGGCATCTTTCTGTCGTTCCGCCTCTCTCCATTTCTTAGTTAATTTAGCAATACGTTTCTTAACACCTTCACTATAGTCTTCTAGTTTTTCATCTTGTTTTTGATCGTCCTTGCCATCTCGAACATCCACTGACTCATCCAATTTCTCAGATGTATCAACGGACTGAGTATCGTCCTGCTTAACTTCTTCATTTGTTTCCTTCTCTGGTTCCGCAGCAGTTTCTGTTACAACTGCTTTTTCTTTTTCTTCTGGTAATTCAACATCGGCACCCGGACCCGTCGTATCAATGTCTACCAATTTTTCTTCTTTTTTTGTTTCTTCTGGCATAGTTCCTTCCTATGTTATTAGTTACATTTCATGCAAGATCTCTTCAGGATCCTGTATTGTTGCTAGAATCTCGTCTTCATTTAAGATTCTTACTTCTCCTCCTTCAATTTTAAATCGTGATCCTGCATATCGTGCAAAGATCACCCATTCGCCTTTCTTGCACCACGGGCCATCAGGATAGCGTTTTTTATCACTATAACAATCAGGTCCCATTTCTAATACTAGCCCACAGACAGTGGCTAAGTGTTGTCTTTCGGCTGCTGTCTCAGCAATATGAATTCCACCTTTTGTTTTTCTTTTAGGTTGAAAAGGTAGAATTAAAATTCTCCATCCGGTTGGTTTAGGTAATTTTGATCCTTCAGGAGGTTTATTTCTTTTAGCTTCTTCTAAAGCTTCTTCTTCAGCTGCTTTTTTTAAAGATTCTTCTAAGGCTAGTTTAACCTTTGGTAGGTCTTGGGTCTTTGTCGATTCTGACGACGTTTCCGTCTTTTTCTTCATATAGCTCCTTTTTATTAAGCAGGTTGGATATTTCCTGTAACACTGATTCCAGTGCGCTTATTTGTCCGGTAATATATTTATATTTATCAAAATTGTCAACCCCACCAGACGTAACGTTGATTGATAAAGAAGCGAGATTTTGTCTTATCGCCCGCTGCAATTTATGGATAAAAACAAATTCGTTTTCCATTATTTTCTTTTTTTCTTAGTTTTTCTTTTTTTATTTTTCTTAGTTTTTTTCTTTTTCTTAGCTTTTTTCTTAGCCATTATGACCTCCTTTTTTTCTTTTTCTTTTTCTTCTTACCTACGGGCTTACTTCCGTAAGTTTCTGTCCAATCTCTAGCAATCTTTGGTTCGTTCTTCCAAAGATATCTTCTCTGTTTTTCGGATTTAAAAGGCATTATTTATCTTTGTTAAAAAACTTCTTCATTTTAAGCTTTTGTTTATAAGCTTTAGTATCTTCAAAGCCAAGCTTTGGTTCTACTTTTTTAATAGTACTTCCTAACAATTCTTTAACTTTTCCTGCAGTTTTAGGATTAATAAGTTGTTTTAACCAACCACTCATTTTTTTCCACCATTACGGAATATTTGAGTTCCCTTTATACCAAAAACACTCGCCACGACGAGAATCCATAAATTTGTGAACCATTTTGGCAGATTAGAGAAATACTCAAAAAATACGTTAACCTTCTCTAAAGCCGCCGGATCCTCTGTCCACACCGACCAAGCGAGCACAATTATCGGGAGTGTAAGTATCCCAAGGACGATTTCGTCCTTGTAGTCGTTTTGCCGAGCTTCTAAAAGCTTGCCCTGGTAAGATTCCTCACCGGAGGCCATCCGCTGTGCATGCATAAGCTGTGCATCTGACATTGCCATTTTCGTCTTTTGACGATTGGCATATATCTTGCTTCCAGCTTGTAATGCTATTTTAGCTAATCCGAACCATGCCATATAATCTCTCCTTTAAAAAGTAGGACTTACGCGTGACGCGCGCAAAAATTTAGTACCACTTAACTTTTGACTTTTTGTCAGCAAGCATTCTTCTTTGTCCACCAACTTGATCTTCTACGGGAATCTTTTCAGAAACTTTATATTCGTTTCCGCCCTTAGCATATCCATCTTTGTTGGTAAACTGTTTGAAGTCTACTCCCTTGTAAAAAGGTCTATCTTTTTTATCAGCCATTATGCTGCCTTCCTTTTCTTAGCCATTTTCTTAAATGTCTTCGCTAATGCTTTAGCTCTACCTGTACATCCAGGTTTAGTAATCGGGGTACATTTTCCTTTAGTGCCTCTAGCTTTAATGGATTTATTAACATCTTGAATCCAGTTTTTGTCACCACCTTTTTTAAGACCAACACGTCCACCTTTGTTATATCCTTTGTTCAATTCTCCATGCACTCTAGATATTTCAGCTCTTCTATTTCTGTTAGAAGGTTCAGCTTCCACACGACCTAATTCTTCTAATAAAGCCGTACGTCCGCCACCAAATCTTAATCCAACACGTCCACCTTTATTATGACGCGTTCGACTTTTATCTTTAGAACCGCCTCTTTCACAGCCACGGCCTTTTCTTGAAATGTCTCCCATTTTAAATCCTATTTATTTACTTTGTTTGAACGACCAAATTTCTTTTTACGTTTTCCCCATTTTCCATAAGATTCATCTCTACGAGCTTTCATAGATTGTTTCTTAGAAGATTCTTTTCCAGTTCTCATTCCTAGAGATTCGTCTTCTCTATCTTTGTAGCCCTGTTTTTTCTTCTTCTTAACAGATCCGCCTTTTTTAAAGCCTTCTCTGCCATATGGAAATCGTACGCTATAAGGTCTGCTTCCGAAATCATCACGCATGTTTTTTATCTCCTATGTTAATTGTGTACACTAACTTCTAGGTCCTTTCAAGGTTTTTACGTCTTTTCTTTTCATCACATCAGACCGCATTTTAGCCTTGTTGGACATATCTTGCTTAATTAGCGAAGTTTCAGCCCTTAAAGTAGCTAAATCTTCGTTTTGTTCGAGTTTTTGCTCTGTCAGATCTCGATTCTGCACCAACTTAGTTTTATCTAAGTTAATTCGTTCCGTAGTCTCTGTTTGTTTACGATAATTCTCCATAGCTTTCAAGTCAAGTTCTTGAGCTTTAAGCTTAATCAATGGATCACTATCCAACATGGATGTAATCTCTTTTTCTTGCTTCATAAACTCTTCAGTGTATTCAGCAATAAGAACGGCTTTTCTAGCTTCCATTTGTAAGTTTAATTCTTGCATTCTTTTTTGAGCTTCAGGACCTTGTAAACCTTGTTGTTGAGCTTGTTGCATCTCCATGATCTGTTTAGCAAATTCTAATTCAATATGTTCCTGAGCCATCAAGCTAATATGTTCAAATATGTTCTTTTCTAATGCCGCCATGATAGGTGGATTATTTCTAGCAAAATTAGTTGCCATAAAATTCATATGAGCCGTGATATGAGCTCTATGATCTTGATTCCGATACGCTTGGAAAGGCTTCATCGCCATTGCGTCAATATGTTCCATCGCCGGATCTTTAGGTTGAGGAGGCGGAGGTGGAGGTAAAAGTTGATCTATATTTTTTAATCCTAACGCTTCATACATTTTACGATAAGAAGCATACAAATTATGCATTTGAGGATTAGACATAGCCAACTGTAGTTCTGTTTGAGCTAAAGTAATTCTTTGAGTCATAGAAAAAATATTAGGATCTGCAACCGGTACAATATCCACTCTGTCATCAAAATCCATTTGCTTAATCATTCTTTGTCCACCTACAACATCGTAAGGATATTCAGCAGGAAGATATTGAGAAAAAATAGTCGCTAATAATTTAAATTCTTGTTTAAGACCATTATATAATCTTTTATGAATAGCACTCATAACTCTTGAGCCTCTTTCAAGTAAAGCAACAGTCGTTCCAACTGCGGCATTTTGATTTCCTTCTCCTACTTGCATATCTGCAATAGAAGCAAATCTTTGACCCGCTTGAACTACAATTCCCATTAATTGTAATAAAGTTTGTGAAGGTTCTTTGTAAGGTAAAGGATAGAAGGCATCTTTTAAATTTCCTCCAGGTGCATCTACATCTCTAAACTCTCCTGGTTGTAATGGCTGTGCATCATCTCTAACTCGAATACCACGCATTTTAAATCCAGCCGGTAAGTTGGATAACGTTCCAGCATCAAGTAATTGGCGGAGAGCGACGGTTGCCGTTCTACTCAATCCGCCAATCATATGAATAAGTCCAAAGCCGTAGAAACCTAGTCCAGGCAGAAATTTAAAATGGACAAAGTATTGGACTTTTTTCTTGAGTGGATCGTTAGGTTGGTAATTTCTTCGGATTGATAAAATTTGTCTAGCCCCAGCTTCTAAAGTTACAATGTAAGGAAGTTTAATTCCAGAAGGTTCTCCATCTTCTCCCATATCTTCAAAGCCTTCTAAATCTAAATTAATATGTGCTTCTAAAATGGTGTAAGTGGTATCCGCAGCTTGAGAGCTGTAAGATTTTCTTGTACCTTCAAGTTTTCGTTCTTCTTCATGAACTTTATCTTGAGTATAGTTGGGTCGACCTAATTCAATATCTGAATAAAATCCTGAGACTTGAGCTTTACGAATGTCATTCTCAGACATGTACATTCTTTGGAATATTGCTTCCGCATCTTCTAATGAGGTAGCAGAATACGGAACAATTAAATCATCGGCTTGAACGAACTTTGAAACAGCTCGGCCGATCATTTCATCATAATAAACTTTCTTAAACGAGGAACCTGCCAGAGGTAAATAAAATAACATTTGATCAAATTCTGCTTCGTACTCTGGCATTTCATTCATGATTTGATAATTCATGTATTCTTTTACCCGAGCAGCTTGATCTTCTTTATCTCTTGTAGCGACTCCTAAAATTTGAGTTCTAACCGGACCATCTGCCGGTAATAATTCTTTATACGCGGTTGCTTGAAACTGTGTAACCGCTTCAGCGAGTACAGGGTGCGTAGCACCGGATGCTCCTTGGAAAGGTTGAGCACGATTCACATACTTGAATCCTAAAAGATCCAATCCTGTTACATAAGACTGTTCCCAGTCTTTTCTGGAAGTTTTATAATCTTCGTAATTTTGATAAAGTTCAGAAGCTAAACGATTAACGATTTGTTCAGGTAAAAGATCCGCTAAATTAGAGAAATGATCTTCTCCTCCACCTGCGGCTGCTTTGCCCGGTTCAAATTCTATTTCTGCGCTTCCATCTTCGTTTTGGACAATTTCTACGCCATCCTTATTAATTTCCTCAATCTTTTCCGACTGATCTATTTCAATTTCTTCAGGGGATTCAACGTAAACTTTTTCCTTCACATTCGGAAGGGACTTGTCAATTTTATCTACTGCCATAATGTTCCTACGATTATCCTACTTTAACTTGTTTTGGATTAGAATACAAGGTCATGATGCCTTCAGGATCGGGACCTGATAATGGAGGTACAGCGCCTGGACGTCTAGCAATGTTGCCTGTTTCAATAATTCCACCTTCAGCTTTCTTAGGCCATTCATCTTTAGGCACCCAATCCGGCACATCTCCTTCAATCATTTCATTAGGAGGGTCTCCTAACCAATCACCTTCAGGTCCAAGTTGTCCTTCAGGATCTGGTACTAAAGCCTCATCTTGATCTAGATCTTTATAAATTCTCTTTTTGAAAGCGTCATCAACAACCGTGCCCTCTTTAGTTACTCCACCTGTCATCTTTTCTAACCCTGCAACTACTTCATCTCCTTCAGTAGAAATATCTAAATATTCAACATCCTCTCGATAAGGCTGAGACTGATCAGGTTGACTATAACTAAATTCAGGATCTTCTACTTTAACCCGTTGATATTCCCAAGCTTGAGGATGGTCTGGATCCACACCAAATTTCTGATAACCCGCAGATCCAGGTCTAAAGTTAATTTGTCGAACCGCATCATCACCAAAATTATCACTGCCAGTCCAATGCATACTAATTTCTCCCGTTAATGGATTTTCTTCCATGACCACTTTTTCCATTTCTGTTTTAATTTGGGTTCCCTCACCTCGAGGTCCTTTAGAATAATATTTTTGAACAGGAATCATCATTTCATAAATATCTCCTCCGACATAATGCTTGTCTGCCATCTCAATTAATTTACCATGGGCTTTAATCTTCGCTACCGCTCTTGGAAACCACGCCGGCATTCCTTCCACACCAGCAAACTTCGTGGGAATAGATTTTGTTGCCGTTGTCGTTGCGGTCTTTGCGGCTTGTTTAACGCCTTTACCCGTTACCGCTGCAACACCTGCTGCAATAGATCCTACTAACCATTTTAAGAAAGTTCGTCTCGTCATTCCTCCTTTAGGTTTAAAATCGTCTCCTCCTTCAGCGACGCCTACACGTCCACCTTTACTAAACCAGCTAAAGAAATCTTCTTGACGGTCACCCACTCTTTCTTTAGTGGCTACCTCTTCTCTTCCTTGATAAAACTCTTTCATTTGATCCAGCATCATCTTTTGATAATCTAAATCTCTCATTTCTCCTTCAAACATTAATTCTTCGGATCCTAAGAGTTTGGCTCCTAAAGCGGTGGTTCCTAACCAACCTTGTTTGTAAATCGTCTCCATTGTCTCTGCATCTTCTTCACTCACGACTCCTTCAGCTCTTAAAGCATCCACATGGTCTCCGACTTTTTGATTAAATTTATATTTATCCCACGCCATGGATCCTGCCACTAAAGCCATTGGAATAGGACCGAGAGGTAACATTCTTGCTCCTATGCCTAACGCTCTAGGTAATCCTGTTTTGGCTAATGGTTTAGCTGCACCAAATCCAAATTTCTCTGTTCCAAATGGAAAGACTAATCTGGTTCCTCGGGATGCTGGAGCCATTGTTGCTCTTTTTAAAGCTGCTCCTGTTTCTCTCCACTTACGTGGATCTAAATGTTTTAATCCGAGTCTATCTCCTGCTTCTTTATAATATTTCATCTTTTGCCCTGCACTGTAAGGGGTATCTAAAGCCATGGCCCATACGGCGTCTAAAGGATTGGTGAACATCTCACCAAGGTCTTGTCCTTCTTTGTATTGATATAATTTCTCTGCGGCGTAAGCGGGAGGTAACATGAATTTCATACTGGTGAAAAACTTAGCTAAATTTCTAGCCCCCATCGCTTCAGCTCCTAAACC